TTCTCAACATGGAGCGATCACAAGCTCACCGCGCCATGCTTGCCGAAGAATTAGAGGACGCGAGACAAAAAGCCGAAGCGGAAAAGGCGCTCACCGCTGAAGTCGCAAAATCGACCATATCAACGATTGCGGGAATGAGCGCGACCCTCGCCAGCGAATCACGCGAACTCTTTAATTTAAACAAAGCCGCATCGATTGCGATGGTTTACATTAACGCCGCGGAAGCCGCATCGAAAGCTTATGCGCAATTGGGCGTCTTCGGCCCAATTGCCGCGGGTACGATCTACGCGTTAGCGATTGCAAACATTGGCAAAATCGCATCGCAAAACTACCCTGAACGACAAGCGGGGGGCGATGTTCGTCCAGGCGAAACGTATCTTGTCGGAGAACGCGGTCCCGAATTGCTAACCATGGGCCAGTACGGCGGAAACGTAACGCCAAACCGTAATCTTGCGCAAGGCGTGATAATTAACATCTACGACGGGACAGGGCGAAAAATCGATCAAGCGATGTCGGACTTGCGAGTGGAAGTCGTTGAACGCGCTCAACAATTTGGCGAATTTGCGGCCTTAGAATCTCGACAATATACGCAAAATGCCTTCGCTTGAAGTAGAGATTGAAATGGTTACGCCAACGAATAGCGACCCCGCTGGAACGAATGCGAAATTTTATGTTTCAGATCACTCGCATGTCGGCTCAAATGGCCAATATTATCACGGATTTATTAGGAAAGCGCCTAATCTCAAACTCCAAGATTCGGGATCGGGACAAATTGAAATGAGTGGCGCGTCAATCGTTCTATCAAACGAACCAAATAACGCGGATCATCCATTTGGGCAATCAAACTACACAAAAATTTTAAATGATACGGGTCCGTATTATATCGGCATAAAATATCAAACCGCATATAATTTGTTTGAGGGCCAACTATTTATTCAAGCGATTGATTCAGAATCGGTCCGATGCAGTTTGAAAAGCATAAGACCTACTGATTCAGGCCCGAATTGGAACACAGAAAAAAGTGGAATTTCAAGTACAAACAGCGAATTAGTCTCGGGATTTATATGGGGCGATGTAGTGGAGTGGAAAGTCGAACGTGACAATTCAGACGTTGGATCTTGGGACGCAATAAGCGGATCAGCGGTTCAATCCGCATTATATTTTTACAATTCTGTTGATAGTGTCACGCCTACGATCAAAGTGAATGGAAACGCTTCAACGTGGGCTTCAACTGGGTCGGTTCGATATGACGCCGACGCTTCCGATGATGGAAGCTCAGACGGTGAACTCGCCGCATATCAATCAACAAACAATTACGCTGACGGGACTCAATACTCTTTTTCTGCGACTGGCATAAAAAATCGATTTTTGACAAATCATACGAATCGCTCAACAGCAGGACGCACAATTGCAGAATTTGCCGAAACAATGGCGTATATAAGTAGTGCCGCAGATACTCATGTCCCAAGATTAACAAACGATAAATTTTACATTTTAGAAACCGAGACTATTGACACAAACAAAGCGCCATCGCCACCAAATTTGTCATTTGTATGGAACAAAGGAATTATTTCGACTCTTGAAGCATTGCGCTTAGTCTGCTTTGCAACAAATTATCAGTTTTTTATTCTTCCATCGCAGACAAATGGGAATCGAACTTTATTCTTAATTGATAAAGCAAACGCTCCATCATCGAGTTCAACCTTTTATAATACAGTATCGGAAAATGATATTCTTAGTTTGATTATTAGAGGACCGGAAGAAATTAAAACAATTACAGGAGAATATGAATATTATCGCTGGCAAGGGACGGAATTGATTGAACAAGGAGGAAGATCAGGCGTTAATCTTGGTTCAACTGGTAAGGAAGTTAAGTTTGAAGCTCTTATTTCAAATCAATCTCAAATCTCAAATTTAACAACCGTTTTAAACGCATTAAAAGCGTTTTATGAAAAGCCAACTCTAAGCGTTGAAATCAACGATTTGCACGATGAATGGCGACCAGGTGATCGTGTCGTTTTCAACCGACGCGATGAATTCGTAAACGTGGATATGATCATCCGATCAATCGAGTGGAATTTTAACGATCTGACGACAACCATCGAAGGAGACGCAACGCTTACGCCATACGTTCAAGAATGAAAATATTACACGACGATAAAATCACCGCGGTTTCGGTTTCATCTGGCGCTCAATTTTCTTCGAGTTTTGCGGTTTCGAATGTACAAAACGATATCCCGCAAAACGTATTCATGGCGAATTCGGCGAGTGCGACCATAAGTGCGACCATAAGTTCAGGCGTTCAAGCGGTATTTGTTTCAGGATTAATGGCAGATAATGCGGTAATCGAGATCACCGATTCTGATAACTCGCTGACTTATAGCGAGGTTCTAAATACTACCAAATTTTCATCGCTTAAAATACTTGGACGTAATAACGACAACCAAATCCCTTGTTCGCTCGATCCGTTCTCGATTTCGCCTTACACGGGGACGGTTTTAACGTCACCGTTGACAAGCGATACCACTATCACCGATTCGCTTAAAGCCGCGCCTAATACGCTTGAGCTTCAAGCAAATCTCACGCTCGGCGATGGAGGCGAGGAAGAGGTAATTCTTGAGCTTGGATTGGGATCGACCGAAAACGCGATTCAAAATAATTTTGACGGGTCCGCATTGGGAGCGGGAACAATTAAGATCGTTCTCGAATCTCAAGATGATCTCAAAGACTCGCCCATCGAAGGAAACGCGATTGCGAAGTGGAATCAATCATCTGGCGCGACTGGACGCTTCGACGATTCATCTGACGCGGTTGTGAATTGCATTAGCCATGGAAACGTGCGCGTCGGATCGCTGGTCACGATTGGCGGGGTTGATTATCAAGTCACAAAAATCGTCGGACAAGGGACGGGAAACGCGGACGTAACGCTTTCGGGATCGGTTTCGGATGGAACAATTACAGCAATCAAGAATCCGGTTCGCGTTGGGATTGTTCGCGCATCCGCTTGCATAAGCCTGGAAAATCCTCAGATTGGATTTTCTAAGGCACTCAAGGATTTTTCAATTCGCAAACCGCTTATTAATGGCGGATATCGTCAAACGCCGAAAAACGTCGCAAAGCAATTCACCATCGATGCGGTTTTGCCAATCGCGCAAGCCAATAATCTTTTTGATTTTTATTATGCTTTTCGCTCAAAACCGTTTCCGATTGCCGCGCTTCAGGGAATGCCTAACGCGCAAAGCGAAGCGCAAGAATATAGCGCATTTTGTTATTTATTGGATGCGCCAGAAATGAAAAGCGCAACCATAGACGGGTCTTTTCAAAACGTAAATTTTTCAGTATGCGAGGTAATATAAATGGCAGATCGAATAATTAAATCGGACAGCGGGAACGATGTTGTAATTCAAAACAACGGGGGAACGCGTAAAATCGAGGTCACAAATTCTGGAGACGTTGAAGTCACGGGTGACTTTAAAGCGACGACCGTAAAAGCGACGAATCTAAAAGCGAATGACGGGACCGCATCGCTAGAGGTCGCAGATTCAACGGGTGACATTGGATTTTCTGGTAATACAAATTTAAAAATAAAATTACCATCTTCGG